GCTGGGAGAGTCGCAGGCGCTGAAGACCGCGGACGGCGAGGATTTTCTGTGTATGAAGGAGTGATCGTATGGCTTACAACAGCCAGTTTACCGGCGCGCAGATCGACGAGGCTATCGCCGACGTGCGCAGCAACAAAGACGCGTGGAACGGAAAGCAAGATGTGATCCTCGCCTCCGGCGCGGCCGTCGGGGACCTGATCAAGGTCAAGGCGGTGGACGCCAGCGGGAAGCCGACGGCGTGGGCGGTGGCCGTGGCGGGCACGGATTATCTAACGGAAGCGCCCGTGACGAGCGTGAATGGGAAAACCGGAGCTGTAACGGTTCGCGAAGTGCCGTCTGTCAAGGCTTCGGACAATGGAAAATTCCTGCGTGTTGTTTCCGGCGCATGGGCGGCTGTAGAGATCGCAAACGCGAATGGAGGTAGCTTCTGATGGCTGAATATTTGACAAACACAACCGACCTGACAAAGGTTGCATCAGCTATCCGGGAGAAAGGCGGCACATCGGATTCGCTAGTCTACCCGGACGGATTTGTGACAGCCATTCAGGCCATTCAGACCGGCACAGAACTGCAAATCATTGTAACTGTGGAATCTGGTGCAACCGTTACTGCTACAAAAGGAAGCCTGTCTGTGAGTGGCACATCTGTTAATGGAACGTGTACGCTTATCGTGCCGGAAGCCGGTACATGGAGCGTATCTGCTACGCTGGGCGGACAAATATCTGATACAAAAACGATATCTATCACGGACAATTATGCGGTGTCACTCACATTCTTCTCTGCGACTATTACGGTTACAGTAGACTCTGGCGCGTCTGTTTCATTACAAAAGGATGGCACAACAATTCAGACAAAGACCAGCACTGGGGAAGTTGTATTCACTGTCACGGAAACCGGCACATATACAATCGTCGCCACAAAGAACGGGCAAACGACAAGCGACTCCGTTAATGTCGTTTCCAGCACCACCTCCTACTCGTTGACGCTCTATTTCGTGAGTTCTACACTCAACGACAATGAGTGGAGCGTTATCAAGTCCGTTTCCGATGCTGGACAGGGCGAGAACTATTGGAGTATCGGCGACCGAAAGGAAGTAACGCTGAACGGAACAGTGGGACATCTCTCGTTATCTAATTACACGACCTACGCATTTATCATCGGATTCAATCACAATCAAGAGCTAGAGGGCACGAATCGTATCCATTTTCAGTTCGCAAAGACTGCGCTCTCCGGCGGAACGGACGTGTGTTTCTGCGACAGCGAATATGGCCCGGATAGCGGATGGTCGGCTCCGGGCGCGGGTTATTTCGTTATGAACGCGAGTAACAAGAACTCCGGCGGGTGGAAAAGCTCGCAAATGCGTACAAACATTTGCGGGACGAGTCTGTCAAGCTATTCCGGAACGATGATTGCAGTCATTCCGGCAGCGCTCCGCGCCGTCCTTAAGCCCGTTACAAAGTACACGGACAACACAGGCGGCAAGAGTACAGCGGCAAGCGCGGTCACGGCGACAACGGATTACTTCTTCCTCCTTGCGGAGTACGAGGTTTTCGGGAGCATTTCGAGAGCGAACTCGAACGAGGCGAGCAAACAAGCACAGTACGCCTATTATTCCGCCGGGAACAGCAAAATTAAGTACAAGCACAACGGCACGAGTACCGCCGCTTTTTGGGGGCTCCGTTCTCCGGGTGTGAGCAACTCCAGCGATTTCGTGACTGTGGACACCGGCGGGACAGGCAACTACTCCGGCGCGCGCTATTCCATCGGCTTCGCGCCCGGCTTTTGCGTATGAGGGACAAGAGCATGGAGTATATCGTGTATAAGCGGTTCCGCGGAGCAGGAATAGATGGGGAGTTTAATCTACGGTACGGAACTGTGGTATCGGAAGATGGAGGGTTCCTGTTTACAGCGGACGGCAAGCGGATATGCGCTGTAACGTCCGAAAACGGATGGGAACATTTCAGGCAGAATACACCAGAGGGCGCGACGCGGCAAGAAATGCTTGAACGACTCTATCGATGGTATGCAAAGCACGGCTGCGGTGAAGACTTTACGGATGAAAAATGGCCGGGGCAGGACAACGGCTACTGGAAAAACCGGCTGCGTACCGCAAGCACAAGCCGGCTGAAACAAATATACGCGGAAAAGATCGGAGGGAAAGCATGTATATCGTCGCAAGAGAAGGAACGTTTGACGGATACGCAGACAGTGTAATCCCCATCAAACTGCACCAGAACGGGTGCTATGTGCCATGCGAGGAAAGCGAAGCAGATGGATTCTGCGCAAAAAAAGCCATCCTGCAGACGGACGAGGATGGGAACCAATACAGGGCGCTGGATGATACAGTGTACCGGCTGGAAGGGCGTACGCTAAAAGGCAATGAGCCGGTCGGCACCTACGAGCAGCATGGCGCAGCCGTCCCGCTTACCGAGGCGGAAGCCGCGCTTGCAGAACTGGAGGCAGTCTATGACGCAGGATAAATTGGAGAAACTCAAAACCGCCATCAAGGACGGCAAGCTCGTGCAGGCCGCAGGCGGCATCACGGAGGACGTGACGCAATCGGACAAGCTGGGCTACGACTGGCGGAACATCTACGTCAACAAGATCCTCGTCCGGCAGGTGTACGTCGAGCAGGCCGTGAAAGCCGGCACGGCGGACAACCCCATCGTGTGGAAGGCCGGCATGTCGCTGATCCAGAATGCTTATTACACCAACAACGGCGAGACAAAGGTCTGGATGGGCGCGGCAGGCGCGAGGGCAAAGTGGACGGATGCGGCCTTTGTGCCGATCTGATCGCGCGGAAGGGAGAACACCATGGACACCAAGACCATCATCGTTACGCTCGTCTGCGCCGTGCTCGGCTCGTCCGCGCTGACGGCGGTCGTCAACGCCGTCGTCAGCGCGATACAGAAAAAGCGCGGCAAGGCCACAACGCAGGAGGAGCGTCTTACAGAGATCAACAAAAAGCTCGGGAAAATGCAGGAGCATCAGGACGAGCAGTATCTCGCAATTCTCCGGCTGACCATCATGTCGGAGGAAATGCCAATGGCAGAGCGCCTGATCGCCGGAGAGAAGTATAAAAAGATGGGCGGGAACGGCGACGTGAAAAAGTTCCTGCACCAGCTGGAGGCGCAGTGCGAACGCAATGGAGTTTAGCAAGAAGTGGCTGATCTGCAGCGCGCTCGTCAGCCTCGCACTCATTATCGCCTGCGCGGCAGGCGCAGACCTGACGGAGATCACGCTTGCGGTGCTGGCTGAAACAACAGCTTCCAGCGGATTCTATCTCTGGAAGGCCAAGAACGAGAATCGCGCGAAGTACGCGCAGAAGTACATGGATAAATGGGCTGATAAATACGGCCCGGAAGCAGCAGCACGCATCGCGGAGATCGTGCTGAAAGATTGAAAGGAGCATACATATGGACTACACACAAATCATCTCGGCAGTGATCGCGCTCATCAGCGCGCTCGTCTCGGCATTTTTGATCCCGTGGCTCAAAACCAAGATCGACGCGGATAAGCTGCAAACGCTCCGCACCTACGTTGAGATCGGCGTAAAGGCGGCGGAGCAGCTGTACACCGCGACGGACGGCGCGGCAAAAAAGGCGTATGTTGTGAACTTCCTCGCCGAGAAGGGCATTCAATTTGATGTGGAAACGATCGATAAGCTGATCGAGGCCGCCGTGCTGCAGCTGCACCACGAGTTGTACGGGAGTGAGCGGGCATGAGCATCATGAAAGCCTCCGAACTCGTCAGGCGGCATATTGACGTCGCGAAGAACTATAAGACCGTTTACATGTGGGGCTGCTTCGGCTCGCCGGTCACGGATGGGATCATCACTGAGAAGGCAAAGCAATACCCGGACTGGTACGACGCCGCAAAGCAGGCCAGATTTCGCGGGCTGATCGGAAAGGGCTACTTTGGCTTTGACTGCGTGAACCTCACGAAGGGGATCCTGTGGGGCTGGAACGGCAACAAAAACGCCTACCACGGCGGCGCCCGCTACGCCGGAAACGCCGTCCCGGACGTCTCCGCAGACGGTATGATTGCCAAGTGCAAGGACGTATCCGCGTCCGGCTGGGATAAGCTCGTACCCGGCGAAGGCCTGTGGATGCCCGGACACTGGGGCCTGTACATCGGAGACGGCTTGGCCGTTGAGTGTACGCCCATCTGGGATAATGGCGTGCAGATCACCGGCGTCGGCAACATCGGCGTCAAGGGAGGCTACAACAGCCGTGTGTGGAAGAAGCACGGCAAGCTCCCGTGGGTGGACTACGACACGGAAACCGTCGACAAGGCCGTCGAGGACGCCAAGAAGACCATCAAGGCAAAGGCAGGACTTGCGGACAACACGATCAAATATCTCGCCGACTACAAGTACGGCGATGATCTCCTGAAAAAACTGGCTGCTGCCATGAGATAAAACCTGCCTGGACGGCGGGCCGAAGGGAGTGACAGCAAATAACTGCGCGGCTGGCTCTGCCGAAGGAGCTGGAACACCTCACGCGCAGCGACTGGGAGCGCGTCACTGACGAGGGCATACTGGATCAGATCGATCAGCAGATCGTGAAGCTTTATATCGTGCGCAGGCTCCCGCAGCTGGACGCGGCCGCCGAGATCGGCGTCGACCGCAAAACCATCTCCCGCCGCCTGCCGCACATCTACAACACCGCCCGCCGTCTGGTAGGGAAAACGGACAAAGAGAAAGCGCCATGAGCAACGGCTCATGGCGCTTTTTCTATGCCCGCATGTCCCACAAATGGTACACAAATGGTACACAAATGGTACACAAATGCCCCCCAGCGGGGACGGGGAAACGCTAGAATGGTAGCAGAAAGGGGCGATACCGCATGGCGTACAACCCGTACACGGGCCGCTGGGAGATGGACGGCGCGCAGCAGATCCAGCTGCAGCCCATGCCGCGGCCGCAGGGCCCGCAGCTGCCGCCGCAGCCGCCGAAGCTCGGCGTGCTGACCGTGGCCAGCGAGGCCAGCATCAACAACCTGCAGATGCAGCCGAACGACAACGCGCTCGCGCTGCACGAGACCGAGAACCTGCTGTACTACATCCGCACGGACAGCATGGCGGCCAAGACCATCGCGCGGTTCCGGATCTTCCCGGAGCCGACAGAAGAGGAAAAGGCGGCAAACCAGCTGCAGGAGCAGCTGAAACAGATCACGGCCGGCCTGCAGAGCATGGCCGGGAAAATCGAAGAACTGGAGGGAAAGCTCAATGCAAAATCCGATTATGGCCCTGATGGGCGGAAACGGCGGGGGAAACAAGCTGCTGAACGGTCTGCTGCAGACAGCGAAGACGACGCTGCAGGGGCAGAGCCCGCAGATGGTGCTTAGCTTCCTGGCCTCGCAGCCAGGCTTTGAGGCGTGGTTCGAGGCAAACAAAAACAAGACGGTCGGCGAGCTCGTCGGCCAGATCGGCAAGTGATACCGCGCGAAAGCGCCTATCAAATTTCATTCCACCCAGAAAGGAGGGAAAACCATGGATAAGGATTATGGCTTCGGCGGATGGGGCATTGTCATCCTGATCGCGCTGTTCTTCCTGCTCTTCGCGGGCAGAGGCTTCGGCGGCAGCGGCGAGAGCTCCCCGGCGACCCAGGCCGACGTGCAGCGCGCGACGGACTTTGCAGCCCTCGAGCGCCAGAACAACGAGGGTGTCGCGGCAACGCGCCAGAGCGCATACGACGTCACCAGCGCCGTCAAGGACAACGCCTACAACATCCTCGGCGAGCTGCGCGATTTGCAGTCCGTCACGGAGAGCGGCATCTCTGTGCAGCAGAAGTGCTGCTGCGACATTCTCCGCGCGATCGACGGCGTCAACTACAACGCCAGCATCAACGCGTGCGAGATCAAGACGGCCATCCACGCCGAGGGCGAGGCGACCCGGACGCTCCTGCAGCAGCAGGAGAACCAGCGCCTGCGCGACGAACTCGCACAGAGCCGCGCCGCGAACAACGACTACATGCAGTCGCAGTACATCCTCGGCCAGCTGGGCCGGTACTACCAGAACCCGCCCTGCAATCCGTGCGGCTGCGGCGGCTGACGCGGACCCATCCTGATATAGCTATCCGGGGCATAATGCCCCTTCACATAAGCCCAAACGGAAGGAGTAATGAAAATGGCTTGTAATAACGGCAATGGAAATCGGGCGTATCAAAAATCATGCGTCCGATATTTTAATAACTCGCCCCAGCTGCTCGCGGCTGACAGCACAAACGTGCTGACGCTGGCCGGGGCAAAGGTCGTCAATTCCGGTTCGTCCATCCAGGTCGAGCCGCAGAGCTACGACACGGTCAAGATCGGACTGTATCATCTGGCCGCAGATGCGGTCATCGCGGCGACGGCCGCGGGCGTCCTGACCCTGCAGTGGTACATGGACGGCGTCGCGCTGCCCTGCACGCTCAAGCGCGTCACGCTGCCGGCATCCGGCAATGCGGAGATCCACACGGAGACGGATCTGGAGCTGTCCGGGTGCTGCTGCTGCGTCAATCATACATTCACGCTCGTGGCGACGACCGACAGCACGGCCGCAGGCTCCGTGATCGAGCTTTGCACGGGGCTGCTCAAGCTCGCATGAGGTGCTATCATGCAGGCGTATAAAGACAAACTCCACGCCGCGCTGCGGGAGATCGCGGAGTGCCCGGTGTCCATGCGTACGGTCGAGCAGGCCGCAGCAGTCACAGATCTGCTGTGCCGGCTGGATAAGCTCGAGGACCACGACGAGCCGGAGACGGTCGAGTTTGACCGCGCGACCGCCATGCAGTGGGCGGCAGCCATGCGCAACGCCGACGGCACGACCGGCCCGCACTGGACGATGGAGCAGACAACGGCTGTGGCCGAGAGTATGGGCATTCAGGGGTACGAGATCCCGCGCTGGGCGTGGGGCGTGACCATGAACATGATGTACTCGGACTACTACCCCGTCGCCGTAGAGTTCGGCCTCAACCGCCCGGAGTTCTACGCTGCGCTGGCAAAGGCGTTCCTGCTCGATAAAGACGGCCCGGGGCCGGAGCAGAAGCTCATGGCGTATTATGAGCATATCGCAAAATAAAGAAATCCCTCCTGTCACAAGGAGGGATTTCCGCTTGCTATAGAACCTATATTTAGATGGGATTCATTCATGCGTACCGAATAAATGTATAATGTTCAATCCGCGAGGGGGTAGAGGGTGACGTGCATGTCGCTGCCGGATTTGGTGTAGGATTTGGTCTGTTTATGGTAGAGGACTTTCTGCAGGACAGTTTTCAGGAGGGCGTTTTTCTCCTGCGGGGATGCGGCGAGCGGGTAGGTCTCGAGGACGCGGCGGACGGCGGGGGCCAGACGGGCGCGGGCCTGCTTGGCACGAGCCAGCTCGGTGATCGTGGTCTGGCTTGCCTCGATGCGGTCGACGATGACCTGCTTGTCAGCGGCGAGCGCCTGCGAGCGCTGCAGAAAGATCTCCGGCGTATAGACGCCGGTCTCGACCAGCTCATACGCGCGGGCCTCCTGCGCCTCCAGCTTGGCAAGCTGCTTGCGGTCGGCGGCGATCGAGGACTCGAGCGCGGTGCGCATGGGCGTGTCATCTGGCGCAGCGGCCTCACCGAGCTCCAGCTCGCGCAGCCAGCCACGCAGAGCATCCAGCACGGCGTCCTCCACATCGTCATACCACGCGCTGACGGTCGTGCAGCCGTAGGAGGGACAAAGAAGCGTATCGCGGCGGTTGCCGGACGACGGACGGCGCACCATCACGCGGCCGCACTGTTCGCAGCGGACGAGCCCGGCGAGGCTCGTCACGGTCCCCCATGAGCCCTTGCCGCGCGGGCTGGCGCTGGAATAGCTCAGAGCGACGGCCTTGTCGTACTGCTCCTGCGGGATCAGGCCGTCGTGCAGCCCTTTATAAAGCTTCAGATCCTCCTGCCGGGTGCGGGGGCGACTGACGACGACAGCGCCGTCGACAATGCGCTTCGTCTCCGGTCGGCCACCGGATTTGATCCAGCCCGAATTTGCCGGATTGCGCAGGATATCTAGCACAGAGTCCGCGCGCCAGAGGCTGCCGGAGTTGGTTGGGACGCCGAGGCTGTTCAGCCGCGTGGAGATCGCCTTCGCGCCGATGCGCGCGCAGCCCTCGCCGGTGTACCAGTTGTAGATCTGCTGCAGGATGGGGGCCTGCTCCGGGTGCGGGACGAGCTTGTAACCCTTGTCGTTCGGCAGCTTCTCACGCGACCAGCCGAAGGGCGTCTTGCCGGAGATCCATTTGCCTTCGCGTAAAGACGCCTCCTTGCCGCGGGACAGGCGGCGCTTGATGGTGTTGTACTCGCGCCGGGACATAAAGAGGCCGAATTCGAAGTACTCCTCATCCATCTCATTGTTTGGATCATAGATCTTGTTCGGCGTGATGATCTTCGTGTTGGAATACTTGAAGGTCTGGGCAATAATGCCCTGGTCGATGGTGTCGCCGCGCGCCAAACGCTCGACCTCCATGACGATGACGCCCGCATAGTTCCCGGTCTCGACGAACTGCAGGACCTTCTGCACCTCCGGCCGGACGGCAATGGAGTCGCCGGTCACGACTTCCTCGCAGATCTCCACGACATTCAGCCCGCGGCTTTCGGACAGCGACAAAAGCGCGGCCCGGTGCCGTTTGAGCGTGTCGGTCTGGCCGAGAGCTTCGGCCTCCATGTCCTTCCGGGACTTGCGCAGGTAAATGATGTACTGCGCGAGCGGGTCGGCGATTTTCCAGGTAGATGTAAAGTTCATAAGCAAATTCTCACCACAAGGGCAAAAGGTTATACGGATACCGCTCCGGCGCCGGCCGGGGCGGTTTTATTTATGTGCGGATCCAGCCGATCGATGGGATGAGCACGTCGACCAAAAGCGCAAGGGCACACAGCAAAAGAATACCCAAGAGGATGAGCGTCACAAGTCGGTGCATGCGCAGGGACTTCTGCTGCTGGGCAAGCTGCGCACGAAGGGCCGCGTTCTCGGCGCGGAGTTTTTCAGCATCGGGAGGCTCGGAAGACTCGGCAGGCTCATCATGCGGAATGCCAAAATACTCATCCATAGAAACGCCCATCTCCCGGCAGATCGGGCCGACCGTGTAAACAGACGGATTTTTGATGTCGCCGCGAAAGAACTGGGAGACGGTGCCGACGGAAAGGTCGGTATTTTCGGCGACGTCCTGATTTGTTTTGTGCGGAGTGATCGTCTGCTTCTGCTCACGGCACAAATCAGATAATTTTTCCTTCAAAACATGTCATTCCCCCCAAAAAAGCAAGACGTCTGACTGCAAAAAGCAACTGCCATATCTTTACAAGACTACCGTGGACAGGCTACCCTAAAGTTACAGACGGCTCCCGGTCGCCTGCGCAAGCGAAAGTCCGCGCCGTTGTTCGGCCAGCGGCGCGGGCGACATCTCAAAAACCTAGCGCGTACATGAGGCCGGGGATGACGCGGACGAACAGGAAGCAGCCAGCACAAAGCGCAAGGGCAATGACGATGATAACTTTCCGGACTCTGCGGGGACCAGCGACGGCGGACTCGTATTCCTCAGGCGTCATGCCATCAGTGTACTCATCGTAGAGTGGGCGCCCGGCGTCGTCTGTGAACTTGTTATCATAGATCCGGCAAAAGTCGACCAGCGTGCCAATGCCCCAAAAGCCGAGCGTAAAGAGCCAAAGAAGCCCCGTCCAGATCTTGCCGACATAAAAACGATGTGCACCGAGGCCGCCGAGGAAGATACAGAGCAGCAGCGCAGTCGAGCGCTTCTTCTGCGCAGGCTGGCGGGGCTCCCGCGCGCGGGACTCGGCCTTCGCCTGGTCGCGGATGTAATTCACGGTCCCGCAGCCGCAGTACGGGCAGATCAGAGCCTCATCGTCGATCTCCTTGCCGCATTTGTTACAGTACATAAAACCTCCTACGGATCACAATCCTTGCACGGCGTGTACAGCGCGGCGGCCTCTTCACGCGAGCCGGTGAAGCTGCCGCGGTTCTCGGGGTTCATCTGGTCGATGTGCGAGCAGCCGGGAAGATGGAAAACGCCGCTGGACTTGTTATAGATATACGTGTGGATGCTGTCACCGGTCGCACCGGAGATGGCCGGAGCCTCTGCGGGAAGCGTGCCAGGGAGGAACGAAACAAAATCGCCGACGATCGGTTCCAGCGGCTCCACGTCGAGCGGGTCACCGCCGATGCTGGCGTAATACTCGGCCTGCGCCTCGGCCTGTTCCGCGTCTGTATATTCCGTGCTGCCGGTAAAGGCCGGATCCGCGGCGGGGAGCACAGCGGCGTCGGCCGCCGCGCGAAGCTCTGCGGGCGAAGATTTGTAAGAGAGGGCGGCGGAGATCGTGTCCGCCAGACGGAGCAGCCCGACCCAGCCGACAAAGGCCAGCACACAGCAGACCAGCACAAGCAGAACCCTGCGCCATGTCTGTTTCATGGCAAAACCTCCAGTTTGATATGTAAATTTTTGTAGACTCTCATAATTGTAATTAACGAACGTATGTTCTAATATAATCATGCGAGTCAGGAAAAGGAACCTACAAATATTGTAAGCCACCGCAGAAGAAAGCACAACCGGAAAAGTGAACAAAAAATGAACGGTCTTTTTGTGGAAGAATGGGGGAATGGATAAAATGACGCGAAGTTTTTACCAGCAGGACATCCGCCGCATGCTGCGGCTTGCGACGACGGAACAACTCGATCTGGTCTGGCGCTTCCTGCGCGGGCTGGTCGCATAGAGAAAAAAGAGCCGAGGGCGGTCATCCGTCCTCGGCCATTTTTTTTGCGATCTCGGCGAGCAGCTGCCATTCGTCAACGCTGAGCTTGCTGATGATCGATACAAACCGCTTGCGCGGCGAGTCGTCCGGGTCGTGCATGACGACGCCCATGAACTCGGCGATCTCCTGATTCCTCGTCAGCTTCTGCTTCATCTCGCCCTCGCCAGTGCGGAGCCAGTCCTCATTCACGTTAAACTCCCGGCAGATCAGCTTGATGAACGGCTCATTGGGGCTTGTTTTCTCGCCCTCGAGGTTTGTGATCACGCCGCGGGTCGTGCCGAGACGTTCGGCAAAGTCGGTCTGAGAGAGTCCGGAAGATCTGCGGATCTCTTTGATTCGCTCGTTGATGGTCATTGAAATCACCTCATGACTATATTATACACGCGATGGATGTATTGTCAATACAAAAATATGCAAAATATTTCGCAAACATGTATTGACAAAACATCAGAATGGTGGTACAGTGTAGTCACAATACAAAACACGGAAATAAAGTGTTGCGACAACGCGAGGTGAGAACAATGTCCGAGAAGGAAAAGCAGGTCATGGACTACCTGAAAAAACAGTCCGGGAATCTGACCGACGAACAGCTCCAGCGACTGAGCGATATCGCCTACGGCATGATGCTGGCGCAGGAGAGCAAGAAGGAGCAGGACAAACAGACTGCGTAAAGCTGTAAAACCTGGAAAAACTAACGCCGGAAGGAGGCTGAACCATGCGAAAACCGTATGACCCGATCGCGGACGAAGAGCCGCACATCGTGGCCGAGTATCATTTCCCAAACTGCACGGCGTATATCGCCGACAACTACCTGCGCCGGCTGACGCCGGAGCAGAAGGAAGCCAACCGGCAGGCCGCCCGCCGCGTGGCGTGGCAGATCCTCGAGCGGGCCGCAGCCGAAGGGCGTCTGCCCGCGGCCAGCAATTAAACGCGCCGTAAGGCGCGTACATAGGAGGGAGCCCCGTGGATGATTTTTTGAAGTTTTTTGCGAAGAAGGTGCTGACCTACCCCATGCACCTTGAAGTCAGCTATAGCAAGGTGACGGACTGGGGCGTCCGGGTGTGGCGGAGGGGAACCGCCTACGACGGGGACGACGAAGAACTCGTCAACGTCCAGGACTGCGACGCGGAACTGTGTTTTGCAATCGCGCAGATGCAGTTGAAAAACTGGCTGCTGGAACACGAAGGGGGATACTGAGCCATGGCGAAGGTAAAGACCTACAACCTGACGCTGGATGCGCAGGAGCTGCACGATCTGATCGAGGCGGCGATGGTGTGTGAGTGCCAGGCGGCGCAGATCATTAACGGACTCAAGCGCAAGGGGCTGGACCTGGACGCGCAGAAGCTCGTGACACAAAACGCCCGTCTGGCGCGGCTCGTCAGGCGGATGCAGGAAGCGAAGGAGGATAAACGGAATGCGGAAACTGATTCTCAGCGGAGACGATTGGTTTGAGCTGAAGCACGCGCTGGAGATGCTTGTGATCGTGACAAACAACGCGGCGAATGAGCACGAGAAAATGACTGCACACACGCGAGTGGCGGAATTGTCTGAATGGCATGCAAACCTCGCAAAACGCAACAGGGAAAGGACGGAGAACTACAAGCGGCTTATGGCACTGGTAGAATCGGCAGAACGTCTGCCGGAGACGAAGGAGGACGCAGAATGAGAACCAATCTTGCAGAGCGGCTCGGGTATGAGCCGGAGGAAGAGACCAGGGAGCGGCAGGAGCGGCTGCTGGAGGAGCTGCGGTACCGGGAGGCCATGCGGCGGGTGGCGAAGACCTGCTGCGTGTGGCTGGGCGGCGCGGCCTTTGTGCTGGCGGTGATCGCCGGGTACGCAGAGATGACCGACGCATGCGTCGCGACCGGCGCGATCGCGCTGGGCCTGACGACCTACGGGATCCTGTGAAGCCGGTGAAGGACGAGTCCAAGATCATCGTCGAGCTGCGGCCGGATCAGCTGGCCGACATCATCGACGCCGTCCTGGCCTTTGCCGATGACTGCGCCAATGACCGGGAGATCCTGCAGAGCATGCCGCGCGTCGACCGGGACACAGTCGAAGACCTGCTGCAGCGCGAGTCAGCGCTGCAAACGCTCGCGGCATGGCTGCAGCACGTACAGGAGGAAGCGGAGTGAATTATTTTGCGCCGCGCATGCGGCCCATCCCACCGCCCTGCGGCCGGAACTGCCCGGACCGAAGCGGCACATGCCGCGCCGGGTGCTGCACCTGGACGCTCTACGAGAGCATTCGGAACCACATCTACGAGGTCAACCACCGAGACAGGGACAGTCTGCAGCCCGATCTTGCAGCGGGAAAGCAGATGGTCCATGCCGACAACCAGATAAGGAGGCGCAAACACATTGCGAAATAGCATCGACTACCCCGGCGAGCGGGCACCGCGGCGCCCCGCCGTGATCGCACAGGCTGGATACACCGGGCAGAACCACTTTTCCGTTACATATGGAGACCAGAAAGTGACCGTCCGCGCCGAGGACGGCTATGCGGCCCTTTTCACCGCCGCCAAGCACTGGGGCTATAAATTCACCCGCCCGGAGTACCATCAGAACGCCCGTGCGACCAAGCTCCACTACACGCCGGACACCCGGCCGGGGGCGCTGGTATGAGGTTTGTGTGTGACGCCTGCCAGGATATCACGAACATCGAGGCAGACCGAATGGAGATCCAGGGCGACAAGCTGATGGTGTACAGCCGCGGGCGGCTGGTCTACGTTGCGGATCTGGGGCAGATCATGCTGGCCAAGCTGACGCCGACGGCGAAGGAAACAAAATGCTGACGCATCTGAGCCTGTTTTCCGGGATCGGCGGGCTTGATCTGGCTGCCGAGTGGGCCGGATTTACGACCGTCGGGCAATGCGAGTTTGCCGACTACCCGACGAAGGTGCTGGAAAAGCACTGGCCGGACGTGCCGCGATGGTGTGATGTCCGGACGCTGACAAAGGAGAGTTTTTATGAGCGGACAGGCCTACGAACAGTTGACGTTATTTCCGGCGGATTCCCCTGCCAGCCCTTCTCCGTGGCTGGAAAGCAAAAGGGCAAAGGGGATGATCGATACCTCTGGCCGGAGATGCTACGAGTTATCACCGAGCTGCGCCCGCGCTGCGTTGTCGGTGAGAACGTTCCTGGAATCATCAAGATTGCCGCCGGGCAGGTGGTCAAGGATCTGGAGCGTGCTGGCTATCACGTCGTCGTGTTTAATTTTGAGGCTGCGGCTGTCGGAGCGTGGCACAGACGATCAAGGGTATTCTTCACCGGCCTCGCAGATGTGGCCGACGCCGACGGCTCGGGACTGCAAGGGCGCAAACAGTCTGAAACACTTGACGCAGCCGAAGACGCCGGGGAACAACCATCACGTGCGCCAGCTGGCGAATGCAGTGAAGCTGTTTGCAACACCGTGTGCGCGGGATTACCGGACAGGGCAGCGGAAGCGGTACGAAAATCCGGACCGCACGTGCAACCTCAACGATCAGATTGGTGGGCAGCTGAACCCGACGTGGGTCGAGTGGCTCATGGGATTCCCGCCAGGGTGGACAGACTTAAATGCCTCGGGAACGCTGTAGTGCCGCAGCAGGCATACCCGATTTTTAAGGCATTGATGGAGGAAATTTTGAAAGGAGACAAGCATGAGTAAAGCTGTTTTGATCAGCATTCGCCCAGAGTGGTGTGAGACGATCATCAACGGGCAGAAGACGATCGAGGTGCGCAAGACGCGCCCGAAGATGAACCCACCGTTTAAGTGCTATATCTACAAATGCGGAAACGGCAAAGTCATCGGGGAATTTCTGTGCGATCAGATCATCGAAGATCGCACGTATGGGCACAATGAAGAATTTTACAGAGCAGCCTGCATGAGCGCATACGATGCGGCGGCATATGCAATGCAGTCGCCGATGTATGGCTGGCACATCTCAGATTTGCGCGTTTACGATCACCCGCGCGATCTGTGGGAGTTTACCGGCCTGCGGGAGACAAAATTCGGCCTTGCGCCCGGGCCAATCACCCGCCCGCCGCAGAGCTGGCGGTATGTGGAGGAAGAGCTATGGAACGACTGACAAGTCCTAATATCAACGTAGACCCGGATACCGACCGATTTCTGCACGCCACGATCGGCGGCAAGGAAATCGACTGGAAGCAGAGCCGGGACAGCACGCTCAACGTGATGATCAACGGCCCAACGAGCAACGGCTTTGGCAAGGATATTTTCCGCAAGATGGCCCGCGATCTGTACGGACGGCTGAAAGCCTACGAGGACACGGGGCTTGAACCGGAAGCAGTAGAAACGGTTAAGATTGCGCTGGCCGCAAAGCATTTGGTAGACCTCGAAACGCTCAACAATACGCCAATCAGCAGGCTTGTAGAGCTTGCCGAGGCCGAAAAGGACGGGCGCGTGGTGGTGCTGCCGTGCAAGGTGGGAGAACGCTGGACAGATGAGGAAGGTCGAGCAGTGCGAATAACCGCAGTAATCGTCAGCATAGATCCATTTGGGACGAGCATCAACATCTACTTTGATTATGAGGACGCAACGCCAGACGATGCGGGAAGCGACTGCGTGACAAATTGGAATTGTTTCAGCCGCCACTATACCTGCATTGAGGCAGAGCGGGCGACGGAGGAAGGAAGGTAAGGTATGAAAATCTACATGGCCGGTAAGATCACCGGAGATCCGAATTACAAGATGAAATTCCGCATGACGGCGAAGCACATACAGGAGCTGAATCCTCTCGCGGTGATCTTGAATCCGGCGGAACTGCCGGAAGGGCTGACACCGAAGGACTACGTGCGGCTGTGCTTCGGGATGATTGATGCGGCGGATATTCTGCTCGAGCTGCCGGATGCGAAGGAAAGTAAGGGCGCGCAGCTGGAAATTGCGTATTGCAGATATGTTGGGAAAGGGGTTTTGAAATGGAACGATAGTCGGTTTGAACCTCGCGAAGGAGCTCGTGAAGAAACACAAAGGCAAATTGGAGGTGCCAACCATGCCTGACGAATACATCAGCCGCGAGGCAGCGCTGAAAGACTTTGAATCCTGCAACGCGGAAAATCCGCGCTGGACACCGCAGCGGGTGAAAACGCTCCTGCTGCGTCAGCCCGCCGCCGACGTTGCGGAGGTGGGGCACGCAAGATGGGAACGGGTACGTTCAAACTGGTATTGCACAGGCTGCAATAAGGGCTACAGAATCACGAAAGGTGCGCCAATGGCGAGCGGTTTCTCATACTGCCCCAACTGCGGAGCGAAGATGGATGGAGCTGCCGAATGAGCGGGCTGCGGTTTGAGAGCATGGCGGACATGCCGCCGAGGATGCGGGAGCTTTATGCACGGCAGCAGCTGCCGGGGGCTGCCGCGGCGCCGAAGAAGGCCTCGAAGTATCACAGCGCGCCCGCCGAGCGCGGAGAGCTGCGCTTCGACAGCCAGAAGGAAGCCCGGCGGTATGACGAGCTGATGGTCATGCTGCGGGCCGGGATCATCTCCGACCTGCGGTTGCAGCCGCAATTCACGCTGCAGGAATCTTATGTGACAGAGACCGGCGAGCGGATCCGCGCGATCCGGTACACGGCGGACTTTTCGTACAAATTCGGCGGCAAGCTGGTCGTCGAGGACGTGAAGTCGACCGCCACGCGGACCAAGGAATATTTACGCAACCGCAAATTCATGCGGTCCAAATTCGGGATCGAGATCCAGGAGGTCTAACATGCCGGAAAAAAACGAGAGCAGCCCGCGCGAGGCATGCGGGCTGCCGAAGCAGGGCAATGCCTGTCCGTATGCAAAGCTCGCGCCGGATCTTTGCGCGCGGTGCGGCTGGAACCCGGATGAGCACGCGCGGCGGCAGGCGCTGCCGCTGACCGAGAACGCCGACAGGCTGCGACACAAGGACATCAGCCAGCCCGAGGATTGATGTCGGCAATCAGCCGGGGAACCATATTTTTTCGGACTTATGACGCGGCCGCTCCGCCATGAGACGGCTGCGGGAGGATCACCCCGGCTCTGCACCCGGCCCGCGAAACCTCAAGCCCGCGGGCCGGGGATAAAAAGCGCGTGTGGAACGTGCGCGCGGATGGAAACCGTCAACGTTACCCAACGCCGGGTGTCGGGATCGCCCGGCGGCATCGTGTTACCTCCTTATGGAAAGCTGCCTGAGCAGACAAGGGCAGCTCGTCTGCGGCGACAGGGGGACGCGCAGGCGCAGGCGGTGCAAGTCCGCCCTGCATAGGGGCCGGGAGACCGGCCCCTGACGAAAGGAGAATGGAAATGTCGCACGTAGTCGACCTGACGGGCACGGATTTTGGATATTTGCATGTCATCGGGCGGGATACCAGCAAAAAAGGAGACAGGGCACGCTGGATCTGCCGGTGTAAATGCGGGACCATCTGCAGCAAGGACGGCAGATACCTCCGGAACGGGCATGCAAAAAGCTGCGGCTGCTTCCGAAAAGAACGCGCGGCCACGCTCGTCACCAAGAGGGATCCAGCCAAAAAGCCAAAAGCGGAACCGAAGAAGAAAAAATTCGGCCGCAGCCCGCAGCGGGCAGGCTCCGGGATCTGCTACAACGCCTTCTGCCCGACGCGCAACAACTACCGCGGCGCATGGAGCTGCACCGAGTGCCGCTTCTGCCCGGAACGAAAATTTGCCCGCCAGTCGAGGCGGGAGATCATCACAATTTGAAGGGAGTATCAAAATGGCAGAAATCATGGGCGCGTTTGCACACGACCTAGACAATTTTGTCGCATACTACGAAAAACAGCAATGGGATACCAGCTTCCGCGGCGAGCAATACCCGCCGCGCATCGTCATGGAGCAGTCCACGCCGCCGCTCTTCGAAGTGGGGACGGACGGTGCAAAGAAGCTGGTGCCTAATCCGACAATTCAGATTATTGGTCGACCGGAGACTGAGGTTGTTACGACCGGCAAACTGCAGATCAGCAAAAAGGATTTCACAAATCTGACCAACCGCGCCGCCGCTCTGCTGGAGCTGTTCCTGCACGGGTTTATGCAGGAGCGCAAGGAACTGGAGGCGGAACAGGGATGATTTTGCTGGAATGCACAGTCGGACTGCGCGACGGCGATCGGAAAAAGCTTCAGGAGCAGCTTACGGCGGAGATCGGGCAGCCAGTCGTTCTTCTGCCGAACAGCGTATCGCGAGCGAAAGAGCGGAATATCCTATTTCTTTGCGACAGAAAGGCTTGCGAGAAATGCAGCTATCCACAGTGCAGGCATACGCCGGAGCTGGAACACGCCAGAAATTTTGCACCAGCAGGATTTACAAAGCGCACGGACGGCGTGTGGGTAGAGCAGGAGGGCGCAACGATGGAAGTGAAGATCGATCAGGACAAAATAGAAAAGAGGCTGATTGAAGCAATGAGGGAGGCGATGGGGCTTGAAGAAGAAAAACGCAGTCCGTATGGTCTGGCGCTGGGATGATATCTTCCGTGTCTACCGCTGCCCATACTGCGGAAGACCGGAGAAACCGTGCTTCGAACTCTGGAAAAAAGGCGGTTTGAAAAAGAGCATGCCGAGCCGCTGCACATACTGCAAAGGAGAATTGGAAGGGGTGGAAGGAGAAGAAAATGATCATTGAGATTTTGGAGCTTGCTGCTGCACTGGAGTGGATCACGCTGGGCGTGCTGGTGTTTTTTAAGCTGCGAAGCCTGAAAAGCAGGATAGACGCGTTGCTTGACGAAATGTGGCCGAAGTCTCCGGCTACACTGCGAGACGAGACACCAATCGGACCGGGTCCAGATCCGGCCGGAAAAAAAGGCCCGTGGCCAATCTGCCCGGAATGTTGGGCTGTGGGCTGCTGCCGCTGGGACGAAAAGACAGATACGTGTACGTGTACGGCGTGCGGGTACACAGAAGAAGGGACTGCCAGTTGAACGCATGGCCGGAATTTCCGGCCACGCTTTGAGCGGGCAGAGATGGGAGGAGCTGAGACTATGGTGAAGAGACACAAGCGCCGGCTGTTTACAGGGGCGGTATGTACGCAGATCGTTTATACCGTGTCCGATGGCGCGGATAAAAAGACCAGCAAGCCGCGAAAGCCGCGCTTCCAGACGCAGGCGGAGCGCGATGAATTCAACAGCAAGCAATCGCTGGATCGGCTCGTTGCGTTGATGAACGCCAATTTCTCGCCCACAAGCCTGTATTCCACCCTGACATTGGATGCAGAAAACGAGGTACATACCGCAGAGGAAATGCGCAGAGTGCGCGACAACCTTGTGCGCCGCATGCAGTATCACTATCCGGAGGCCAAAATCGTTGCTTTCTACGGAAGAGGAAAAACAACCAATCGCTTCCATTTGCACCTGGTAACAGAGAGGATCCCGGAAGAGGCCATCGGCGGGCTTTGGGGGCTCGGCAGCGTGATCGAGGTTCGGCACCTGCGAAAGCACAACTATTATATAGACGAGCAGGGAAACAAGGTCGACCACGGCCAGGACTACACAGCACTGGCCAGTTACCTGCATGCGCACTGGAGAAAAGAATTCGGCGGCCACCGGTACAAGGCGACGCGAAATTGTATCCGCCCAGAGCCGGAACCTGCGACCGAGGCCGTGCGCGAGTACAGCCCCAAGCATCCGCCCGTCGCCCCGCGAGGTTACATCCTCGTAGAGGCCCGGACGACAAAGTACGGGTATCAATATTATAAGTATGTAGTCGACCCAAGATCAGAGAACAAGCGGAACGGGAGCCGCTTAAATTAAACCTTGTATATGCGTAAGGTTTTAGAACGAAGCAGGAAGGAAGTGGGAAAGTGTCAAAGCCGAGATATTGGTGGTACGGGAATGTCTGCCGCACCATCGGCGAATACCCGAAACTGAGCCGACAGGTTCGGGATATGAGCCGGCAGAAGATCACGCCGGGCTATTCCTCGCAGCCGGGCGGGCAGTCCTCCGGCCGCGCCGTCGAGGACATTGCGGTGCGCGTTCTGTCCTCACGGGAGTACGAGGACTACACAGCGATCCAGTCCGCCATCAACACCGTGCAGACCTGGCGGGACGGCGGCGATGTGCTGGAGATCGTGCGCCTGCATACATGGATCTGGCCGCGCGAGAGTCTGGAGTCCGCCGCCAGACAGGTACACGTGAGCACATCCACGGCCAAGCGGATGTACAGCCGCTTTGTCTACGAGGCAGCGCGGGCAATGGGCTACCGCAAAAGTTGAGCTAACAGAGCCTAAAATCTGTGCTACAGTGATAGCGTGAAGAATTGGAGGGAACAGGATGCAGCCATGGGCCGCGAGCTTTTACGCGTCCGGGCGCTGGAAGAAATGCCGCGCCGGGTATATCAAGTTCCGCCGGACAATCGATGGCGGGCTGTGCGAAGAGTGCCGGGACAAGCCGGGCTACATCGTCCATCACAAGCGGGCGCTCACGCCGGACAACATCACCGACCCGGACGTCAGCCTGTCCTACTCCAACCTCGAGTACGTCTGTAAAGACTGTCACGATCAGTTCGACGGTCACGGCGTCGCAAGATCTCTGACGCAAAAAATTTTCTTCGACGCCGCCGGAGACCCGATTCCCCCCGTCGCGCGAGGCCGGGGCGCCGGCTAGATCACCGCACGCCCTACCTCGGAAGAATACGCAGGCCGTTCGCGAGGCCCCCCTACAATAGCGCGGCGATAAGTAATCTACGCGCACGCGCGGACAGACGGCAAAAATCACGCGAAAAGGAGGCGGTTTTTGTGGCGAACAGGCAGGAAAAGACAAAGGAACAGCGTATCCGCGCCGAGAAAGCCAGACTCCGGAGGATCTACAAGCTTCTGCCGAAGGAAGCGGCCGGGACTGTCGCGGGCCTCATCGATCAGGCAGCATTTATGCGAATCGAGTGCGAGGACATGGCGGACGACCTGCGGGAAAACGGCTGGACGGAGAAATTCCAGCAGTCGGAGCGGCTCGAGCCATATGACCGCGCCCGGCCGATCGGGCAGGCGTACAACTCCACGAACGCGAACTACCAGAAGATCATCAAGCAGCTCACGGCGCTCCTGCCGAAGCCGGACACCGCGCCGAAGCAGGAGGACGACGGCTTTGCAAGCTTTGTCCGGGAGCGTGACGAGCTGTGACGCGCTATCCAGAAACGTACAATCCGATCCTCGAATACTGGGCCGCGATCCAGTCCGGACGTGAAACGGTGAGCCTCAAGGTGCAGAAGACCTACAGACATGTGGTCGCGCAGCTTGAAAACGCGGATTCCGAGTTTTATTATTCCCCGCGCCGGGCAAACCACGTCCTCGAATTTTTTGAAAACTACTGCCACCACTCCAAGGGCAAGGCGGGCGGCCAGCTCGTCAAGCTGGAGCTCTGGGAAAAGGCGCTGCTCGCGACTGTCTTTGGGTTTATCGACATCGAGGGCAACCGCCAGTACCGCGAGGCCATCCTCATCGTCGGCAAGAAAAACGGCAAGTCGCTGCTTGCGTCAGGCGTCGGCCTGTATTTGCAGCTGGCGGACGGCGAAGCAGGCCCGGAAGTCTACGCGGTAGCCACAAAGCGGGACCAGGCGAAGATCATCTGGCAGGAAGCAAAGCGGATGGTGCAGAAATCACCGGCGCTGCGCAAACGGACGCGATGTCTAGTCGGTGAGGTGGACAGCGATTATAACGACGGCGTATTCAAGCCGCTGTCCTCAGACAGCGACACGCTCGACGGCCTCAACATCCACGGGGCCATGATGGACGAGCTCCATCAGTGGAAAAACGGCAGACCGCTGTACGACATCGTTGCCGACGGCGATCAGGCCCGCGCGCAGCCGCTGCGATTCATCACCTCCACAGCCGGCACCATTCGAGAAGACATCTACGACGAAAAATACGAAGAGGCCGAGCGCATCATAAACGGCTACGAAGATCCGGACGGGTACCACGACCCGCGCCGGATCGCGTTTATTTACGAGCTCGACAAGCGCAGCGAGTGGACGGACCCGGACTGCTGGAAAAAGGCAAATCCGGGCCTCGGGACGATCAAGAGCTACACGGCCCTCAAAGAGCGGGTCGAGCGGGCGGAGAAAAACCCGGCCCTCGTCCGAAACCTCGTCTGCAAGGATTTCAACATCCGCGAGACCTCCAGCGAAGCCTGGCTCAACTTTGAGCAGCTGGACAACCGCGACACCTTCCAGCTCGACAGGGAAAACCGCCGCCTGATCTGGCAGCATTACATGGCGGACGGCAAGACGCAGGAGCGCGTGCTTTCCTACCCGCGATACGGCATCGGCGGAGCGGACCTCTCCAAGACCACTGACCTGACGGCGGCAAAGGTGCTGTTCCAAGTGCCGGAGCTGCCGGAGATCCTGTTTGTGCTGCAGATGTACTGGCTGCCGCAAAACCTTTTGGAAAAGCGCGTCACGGAGGACAAGATCCCCTACGACAAGTGGCATGAGCGCGGGCTGCTCCGCCTGTCCGAGGGCAACAAGATCCGCTATGAGGACGTCAAAACCTGGTTTGTCGAGGTACAGGAAGACCTCGATATTTTCCTGCCGTTCTTCGGCTACGACGCGTGGTCTGCGACCTACTGGGTCGACAGCATGGCGGACTATTTCGGGGCCGAGGCCATGATCGCCGTGCATCAGGGCGTCAAGACCCTGTCCGAGCCCATGAAGCGCTGCGGGAACGACTTGGAATCCAAGCGCATTATTTACAACAACCACCCGATCGACAAGTGGAACCTCGCAAACACCGCCTACGACGAGGACAAAAACGGAAATATCCAGCCGCACAAAACGAGCAAGTCCACGCGCCGCATTGACGGAACGGCGGCCCTGCTCGATGCCTACACGATCTACGATCAGAAGCAGGCGGAATACACCAGTATGCTCTAGGAGTGAGACAATGGGATTTTTTAAAAACCTCCTGACGAATATCACGACCACCAAGCGCGTCTCGACCGTCCAGATGGTGCAGGAGCGCGGAAACGGATTTTACAGCTACAACGGCAAGATGTATCAGTCCGACATCGTCCGCGCCTGCATCCGGCCCAAGATCAAGGCCATCGGCAAGCTGACGGCCAAGCACATCCGGGAGACCATCACCGCCCAGACGCGGAAGATCGCCGTCAACCCGGAGCCGTACATCCGCTTCCTGCTCGAAGAACCGAACCAGTACATGACCGGCCAGATGCTGCAGGAGAAGCTGGCCGCGCAGCTGGTCCTCAACAACAACGCCTTCGCGGTCATCCTGCGGGATGAAAACGGCCTGCCGAACGCCATTTTCCCGGTCGCGGCCATGCAGGCCGACGCGGTCTACGACGCGGGCGGGAACCTGTACCTGAAGTTTTACATGCAGAACGGCAATGTGCTGACGTTTGCCTATGACGACATCATCCACCTGCGCGGGGATTTTTACGAAAACGACATCTTCGGCGACCCCATCGCCCCGGCCATCGTGCCGCTCATGGAGATCGTAACGACGACGGATCAGGGCATTGTAAAGGCCATCCGAAACAGCGCCGTGATTCGCTGGTTGCTGATGTTCGCCGCGTCCATGCGCCCGGAGGACGTGAAGCAGCGCGCGCAGGACTTCGCGGACAGTTTCCTGAACGTGACTAACGGCACGGGCGTCGCGGCCGTCGACGCAAAGGCCGAGGCCAAGCAGATCGACCCCAAGGACTACGTCCCGAACGCCGCCCAGATGGATAAGACCACGCAGCGCATCTATGCCCTGTTCAACACCAACCCGCACATCGTCACATCCATTGCGACGGAGGATGAGCAGAACGCCTATTTTGACGCCGAGATCGAGCCGGTTTTGAAGCAGCTGAGCGGCGAGTACACCCGCAAGCTCTTTTCCCGGCGCGAGCGCGGCTGCGGCAACCGCATCGTCTTTGAGGCCTCCGCGTGGGACTTCGCCTCGACCTCGACCAAGCTCAACCTCCTGCAGCTGGTCGACCGAGGCGCGCTGACGCCGAACGAATGGCGCCGCGCCTTTAACCTCGCGCCGGTCGACGACGGGGACAAGCCGATCCGGCGGCTCGATACGCAGCCGGTCAATCAGAATACCAACCAGAAGGGAGATGAAACCACATGAAGATCAGCATTCGCGGGCCCATCGTATCCAGCAATCAGCACCGCCTCTATCAGTTTTACGGAATGGAGGCGACGAGCCCGAGATCCGTAGCGGACGCGCTTGCCAAGGGAAACGGCGAGCGGGCCGAAGTCGAGATCAATTCCGGCGGCGGAGAGATCTTCGCCGCGAGCGAGATATATACCGCCCTGCGCAACTACGCAGGCGGCGTGATCGTCCGAATCGTCGGACTCGCAGCTTCGGCCGCGTCCATCATCGCCATGGCGGGAGAATCAGAAATGACGCCGACCGGCATGATGATGGTCCACAACGTCCAGACAAAGGCCAGCGGCGATTACCGCCAGATGGAGCACACCGCAGGGACGCTGCGCGACGCCAACCACGCCATCATCTCGGCATACATCGCAAAGACCGGCAGGCCGGAAGCGGAGATCGCCGCCATGATGGACGCAGAAACATGGATCACAGCGGAGCGGGCCGTAGAGCTCGGCCTGGTCGACCGCGTGATGCAGCCGGATAACGGCCAGAAGCCGCTGGCAGCGGATTTTTATTCCGGCATGCTCAGCGAAGACGCGCTCCGGCGCGCAGAGAACTTTTTAAAAAATCAGGCTGCAGGGCCTGACTTTTTTATGCCCGAACGGGCGCAGGCAGAAGCAAAACTGAAATTTTTAAAACTCAAAGGAGAATTGAAATGACAAAGGAATTTTACAACATCCAGCGCCAGAAGCTCATGGACGACGCCCAGAAGCTGCTGGACGAAGGCAAGACCGCAGAGGCGCAGGCCAAGATGAAGGAAGTCGAAGCCCTCGACGCCAAGTTTGAGGAGGAAGCCAAGATCCAGGCGAACCTCAACGCCCTCGCGGGCCAGAAGGTCGCGGCTCCGGCTGCGGCGGCACAGTCCGTCGACCTGTCCGGCCAGAAAAAGGCCGAAGACGTGATCAACCGCTACGACACCCCGGAGTACAAGGTGGCATTTATGAACTACGTGCTAAAGGGCACGCAGATCCCGCAGGAGCTGACCAACGCGGACGCGAACACGAAGACCTCCGACGTCGGCGCGGCCATCCCGACCACGACGCTGCAGAAGATCTACGAGAAGATCGAAGCGACCGGCATGATCCTGCCGCGCGTGACGCACACCTCCTACAAGGGCGGCGTGACCGTCCCGACCAGCTCGGCCAAGCCGACGGCCTCCTGGGTTGCCGAGGGCGCAGGCTCCGACAAGCAGAAGAAGGCGATCGGCTCCATCACGTTTGCCTACCACAAACTGCGCTGCGCGATCTCCATGTCGCTCGAAGTGTCCATCGTAACCTACCCGATGTTTGAAACGCAGTTCGTCGCGAACGTAGCGGAAGCGATGGTAAAGACGGAGGAGCAGTCCGTTATCAGCGGATCCGGCTCCGGCCAGCCGAAGGGCATCACCAAGGAAACCGTCGTGACCGGCCAGAACATCGACATTGCCGCCGCAACGACCGCGCTGACCTACAAGGATCTCACCGCAGCCGAGGCGGCGCTGCCGCAGGCCTACGACGCGGGCGCGGTATGGTGCATGACGAAGAAAACGTTCTTCGAGCAGATCGTCGGCATGGTCGACAGCGACGGTCAGCCTATTGCCCGCACCAACTACGGCATGAACGGAAAGCCCGTTTATTCCCTATTTGGCCGCGAGGTCGTCCTCGTCGGCGATTATCTGCCGTCCTTTGCCGCAAGCGTGACCGCAGACACGATTTTTGCCTTTATCTTCGATTTCAAGGACTACCTCTGGAACGAAAATCTTGGCATGACTTTCCGCCACTACACAGACAACGAGACCGACGACGAGGTCACCGTCGCACTGGCGCTCGTCGACGGTAAGGTCGTCGACAAGAACAGCCTCGTCACGCTGACCAAGAAGAAGGCTTGACGGCGCGAGGCCAACAGGGAGGGATAACCAATGGCTTTGATCAACGTTGCAAAAACCGCCCTGCGGCTGACCACAAACGCCCTTGACGACGAGCTCGCCGACGAGATCGACGCCTGCCTCCTGCGCCTGCACCTTGCGGGCGCGGAGGGGGCGGACGAAGACCCGCTGGTCAAAGACGCCGTCCGAGCCTTCGTCCGCTGGCAGCATGACTTCTGCGGCCGCGGCGACGAATGGAAGACGTGCTTTGAGGAGCTGCGCGACGCGATGGGCCTGTCCGACGACTATTCGCCGGGCGCCGAGGGAGGGGGCACGTGCTGTGATCTTTGACACCCAGATCACGCTGCGCCTGCTGTCCTACCCCATCGTGAGCGGGCAGACCACCGAAAAGCTCGAACGCGAGACAACCGTCTGGGCTGCCCGCAAGTCCGTAAACCGCGCCGAGTATTATCAGGCCGCGCAAGCAGGCAAGCGCACGGACGCAATTTTCCGCATGCACAGCGCGGAATACGGCGGCGAGCAGCAGCTCACCTGCGGCTCGGACGTCTTTGACGTCGTCCGCAGCTACGGCGCGGAGACGGAAGAGGTAGAGCTGACCTGCAAACGGAGGGACGGCGCATGATGATCTATGAGGCGCTATCAAGCCTGGGCGTCCCGGTCTGCCACCCGCCATACAAGGGCGGGGAAGAAACCTACATCACCTATCAGCTGCTCGGCCAGTCCGGGCAGCTCTACGCCGAGGGCGGAGAGGCCGAGACCGGCGTGCAGTACGCCGTTTCCATCTTTGCCGAGGGCTTTGCCGCCGGGATTTTAAAACGCGTAAAAGCCGCGCTGGAGGCCGCAGGCTACATCGCGACCGTCGACATGGAAACCTACGACAAGGAAACAGGCCGCACGCAGATCGCGCTCATCGCCGAGACGGAGGGCGCAGCCTATGGCTAACATCTCCATCACCGGTGTCGACGAGCTCATGGCCACGCTCCAGAAAGCGAATGTTTTTGATGAGAACATGCAGCAGGAGCTCCTGTACGCCGCCGGGGATATCATCGTCGAGGAGCTGCAAAATGCCGTCCGGGCGAGCGGGTTCCGCACGGAAGCATACGCCTCCAGCGTGAAATACCGCAAAAACATCAAGCAGGACAAAAACGGAGACCCGTACATCTCCATCACCGCAGTCGGCAAAAACGAGCACGGAACGCGCAGGGCGACCGTGCTTTTTGTTTTGAATTACGGCCGCGCGAAGGAGTACGGGCAGATCACAGGAACTTATTTTTGGACAAAGGGCGTCAGGAACGCGCAGAAGCGCGTAAACGCAGAGCTCGAAAAGATCCTTACACAAAAGCTGAAAGAAAGGGGCCTATTGTAAATGCCTAGTTTTGACTTACGCGGCATCCGGGCGGGAAAGTATAAAAACACGTCCGGCACCGTGACCTACACAGAGCCGACCGACGTCGGCGACGCCATGAGCGCGCAGCTGGAACTCAAGTTCGCCGAGGGCCGCCTGTACGCGGAATCCAAGCTGGCCGAGTATATCAAGCTTGCCACCGGCGGCACGATCTCGCTGGCTGTCAAGTACATCAAAAGGGCCGCACAGGCCATGCTCTACGGCTGCACATCCGATACGAGCAAGGAAAATCTGAAATTCTCGGCAAAAGACATCGCGAACTATGTCGGCGTCGGCTTTTACGCGCCGGATAAGATCGACGGCGTGACCAAATACACCTGCATCTGGGTGCCGAAAGCGCTGTTCGGCCCGCCCTCGATGAGCTATCAGACCAAGGGCGAGAACATCCAGTTCAACACGCCGACCACGACCGGCGAATTCCTCGCAGACGATTCGACCGACGAGCTGCTGCTCGAGACCGAGACCGTCGACACCGCGGCGGAGGCCGTCGCCTGGATCAAGGGAAAGCTGGGTGAGACCTGATGGAGACGACCAAGCTCAACACCGTCGACTATGAACTTGAGGGCCGGGTCTACCGGCTCTCCTGCAACATGAACGTCCTTGCCGACGTGCAGGACGAATACGACGGCAATCTGCTGCGCGCGCTGAATACGGTGCACGGCCTCAAAAGCACGCTGGCCTTCCTGGCCGCCATGCTGACAGACGCCGCAGACACGCAGGGCATCACCGACGAAAACGGCCTTCCGCTGCGCTTTACGAGCAAGCAGCTGGGCCGGAAGATCACCATGCACCAGACGCTTGAGGCCGGGACGCGGATCTATCCGCTGATCCAGGCCGCAGTCGCACCGCCGGAGGAAGCACCCGGTGAAAAAACGTCGGAAGACGAAAAAAACTGACACCGCCGGGGAAACCGAAGCAGCTGGGCTTTGATTTCCCCGGCTTCCTCGCAATCTGGCTCTTCCGGCTGCATCTGCCGGAGCGGGATTTCTGGAAGACCATGAGCCCGCACCGCCTGACGCTCCTGCTGGACGCGCTGGAGCCGCCAAAAAAGCCGGAAGAGCCGCAGAGCCTCTCGGCCTACATAAACGGAGGCACGTAATATGCCAAATATCAACACAAAATTTACGCTTTCGGGCGAAAAAGAATACAAGCAGGCCATTTCCGAGATCGGCAGCGGCATGAAGGTGCTGGACGCCGAAATGCGGAAAGTAACGTCTGCGTATGGGAAAAATGCAGACAGCGCAAAGCTGCTAGGGCAACAGAATGACATCCTGCAACGGCAGATCTATTCGCAAACAGAAAAGATCCGCTATATGCAAGAGGCTCTGAAAAATTCCGTAAAAAAAACGGGAGAATCCAGCAAAGCTACAATGGCGTGGAAGGCCAGCCTGCAAAACGCAACAGCGAAACTGAACGATCTAAATAACCAGATGCGCGAAAATGAAAAGCGCATGGAAGGTGAAAAAGAACAAAAATACCGAAATAATATCGAACGGCTCAGCGCAAGCATGGACGTGCTGGACGCCGAGATGCGGAAGGTATCGGCAAAATATGCGGATAACGCAGAATCAGCAGAACTTTCGGCGGCGAAAACGGACCTGCTAACCCAAAAAATAAGCCTGCAGTATGACAAAATCGATAACCTGAAAGCTGGGCTCGAAGAAGCTGCAGAAAATTACGGATCAAACGCAGTGGAAACGCTGCGCTGGGAAAAAGAACTCAATAACGCGGAAGCCGAGCTTTACAAGCTGAACGGACAGCTGAAAAACAACACAGAGCAGATAGAAGACACGACCACCGCAACCGAGGACGCCGGGCAGAGCATGGGAAACCTCGGCGACGTGGTGAATGGCCTGACGTCCAAGCTCGGCATCCAGCTGCCGGACAGCATGAAGCAGTCCATGAACGCCATGGGAAGTCTGGACGCTTCGTCGCTGGCGCTAGCGGGCGGCTTTGCCGCCGTCGCGACGGCCATCGTCAAGGCGGAAAAGGCGCTGATCTCCATGACGAAGGAAGCAGCCTCGAATGCAGACGATCTGCTCACGCTCGCCTCCGTGACCGGCATGACGACCGACTCCGTGCAGGAGCTCAATTACATGGCGGACCTCACGGACGTCTCCATGGACCGCATCAAGGACAGCCTCAAGGAGACCACCAACAAAATGCAGGAGGCCGCAGCGGGCACCGGCGACGCCTATGATGCGTACCAGCGTCTGGGCGTAGAGATCACCAACGCCGACGGCAGCCTCCGCAGCGCGCAGGATGTATTTTACGACACCATCGACGCGCTCGGTGAGATCAAAAACCAGACCGAGCGGGACGCGCTGGCCATGGACCTCATGTCTGAGTCCGCGCAGGAGCTCAATCCGCTCATCGACCTCGGCGGCGAGAAAATGCGGGCTTACGCGCAGGAAGCGCATGATATGGGCTATGTCCTTGACAACGACGCGCTCAAATCCCTGCAGGGCGTCGACGACGCCTATTCTCGCCTGCAAAATACGCAGGAGGGCGTCAAGAATCAGCTGGCCGCAGAGTTCGCGCCATATTTGGAAGAATTCTACGGCGACGTCACCAGCGGAATCAAGTATATCGGCGATGTGCTGCAGCAATCAGGGCTGGTCGACTCCTTCGGCATGCTGCTCGAGACGGCGGGCGAGATCATCAACCCGATGGATACCCTGTCAAATGACAAGGTCCCGGCTCTGACGAAGGCACTGCGCCCGCTGTCGGAGGTCATGGCGGCAATTGCCGACGCCGGGGACTTCCTGTCCGGTCTGCTGACGCTCGATTTCAACAAGATGGGCACAGCGCTCGGCCTGAATTACGGAAAGGGCCAGATGTCGAATGTACAGAGGCTCAATACCAAGTGGATGCAGCAGGATACGAACCGCGCGACCGCTGCGAACGGATACGGCAGCTACTTCGACACCGACACCGGCAAAGCCTACGGCAATATGGAGGCATACGCCAACGCGCAGTATGAAGCGCTCGTGCGAGCGGGAGACAGCTCCATCCTCGGCAAGTCGCAGGATTTGTGGGTGCAGGAATATCTCAAAAAGCTGCGCGGCAACGCCGCCGGCACGGACAACTGGGCGGGCGGCTGGACGCGGGTCAACGAGAACGGCCTCGAGCGGATCTATCTCCCATCCGGCTCGCGCATCCAGACGGCCAGCGAGACCCGCTACACATCCGGAGATACCTACAACACCACCGTCTACGTCGACCACGTTGACGACCTCGACACCATCCTCCGCATCGCCAAAAACGCACGCATCACAACCAGAATGGGGGCGAAGTAAATGCCGACGTTTACAGTGCAGGCAAGCGGCTCGACAGCAGTCGCGAAGAACCACCCGAACACAAACTATTCGGATCTTACACAGTACAAATTCTTCGTAGAGCCGTTTACAGGAGACGCGGGAAACATTAAGCGAGGGGATAACGTATATATCAACTTCCCTGTGCCGGGCGACACATACAAGTTCAAACGGGTAACAAAAGTAACGCTTGCATTTTATGCACAGCCAACAGCAGAAAGCGACGCTACATACAAGGGGATTTGGACATATGTAAATGCGTTGGCGAGTCAATTTGATGCAGATGCAATGACATATGCGACAAGGCCTGAGATATACCAGACCTTCACAGGGGTCTCGGAGCAAGCAAACGGAAACTGGACGGCTCTGAATGAAATCATACAGCTAAATGCAGTTTTTGACCTGAAAAATTACAAATCAAAAAAAGAAGAACTGCAGCAAGGAATAAGAAATGGCTTTGTGGTCGCGCTTCGAGGAGGAGAATCAGGGACAAGCGAGGCGATTATATTCGGCGCAAAGTCAACACGGAAGCCATCGTTGGTGTGCGAGTATTCGGACGACACTGTAGGGATAACAGCGGATGGGTTTGCTCCAACAGCCGGCGCTTTTGTAAACAGATTTGAAAAAAATATGTTTACATGGCGCTGTGACGATGACACAGCCGACTCACAGGTCTGCTTCGCAGAGATAAAGCAAACCTCCGCCGTCTTCGAGTGGCGCGTCAAAAATGCGAGCGCCTCAAACACGATCAGCGTCTCCGGCGCGACAACCGCCTGCACAGTCCCTGCAAATACATTCCCGTCCGGGACGATCGAGTGGCGCGTAAAGGTGACGGCGAACAGCGGAACGACAACAACGTCTGCATGGCAGGAAATCACAACGACGGACGTCACACCATCCTGCAAGCCGGTCTCCCCATCCGGCATCGTCATCGACGCCACCATCGTCAACCGCTTCTCGTGGCAGCACATCATTTCCACCGGCACGCCGCAGAGCAAGGCGGACCTGCAGTGGTCCGCCGACGGCACGACCTGGAACACGCTCGCGACCGTCACGGGAGAAAACCAGTATTACGACGTTCCGGCGAACAAATTCACAAGCGGAACAAAATACTGGCGCGTGCGCACCTACAACACCGACGGAACGGCCTCGGCGTGGAGCGACAAGGCCGAGTTTATCGCCATCAACGCCCCATCGGCCCCGTCCATCGTCATCCAGTCCACCGGCCCGCGCCCGCGCATCACCTGGCAGACCTCCGAGCAGGAAGCCTATCAGCTGACGCTGTCCAGCGGATACGCATCCGGCACGGTCTACGGCACGGAAAAGGCATGGCGCTCGCCGGTCTACCTCGCCGACGGCAGTTACACCGTACGCGTCCGCGTGCAGAACAAGTACGGCATGTGGTCCGAGTGGAGCGCAGCCGCGCTCCCCGTTTCACACACCGAGGGCGAGGCCATCACCCTGACCGCCACCGCCGGCCATGAGGCCGCGCTCACCTGGCAGACCGCCGGGAGCTACGATTTTTACCTCGTCGAGCGGGACGGCGTGGCCATCGCCCGCACCGTCCAAAAGCAGTACATCGACCACACCAGCATCGGCTCCGTCACCTACCGCGTCCGCGGCTGCTACGACGAAAGCGATAACTACGGCGTGTCCAATTCCGACACTGTCGAAGTGCTGCCCGAGACCAACATGATCTGCGACCTCGAGACCGGCGTCTGGCTCGAGATGCGCCTGTCCGAGACGCAGCTGCGCACCAACCGCACCAGTTTCTCGGCCGGGGTCTCGACCGTCCATCTGGCAGGCCTTGCCTACCCCGTCGAGGAGCGCAGCGAGCAGCGTGACCGCGCCCTGTCCGTCGCCTGTGCCTGGCCGCACGCGCAGCGGGCCGCCGCCCTTGCGCTGGAAGCCCTTGTCGGCCGCCTCGTCTGCCTCAAGGACCGCTACGGCAACATGGCCATCGGCTCGCTCCCGTCGCTCGAGAGCAACTGCGACGAGTTCATGCGCCGCTATTCCTTTACCATCTCGCACACCAACCGGGAGGAGGCGATCACCATTGACCCGTGACGTCCGCTTCCGCGTCGACGTGCTCAGAAACGGCGCACCCATCACCCACCTCCAATGGGACACCGGCAGCGCCCCGCAGATCATCGCCAGCCGCGACGCGACGATCCACACCAGCATCAAGGGCACCTTCCTCGTCAACGACGCGGTCGACTACCTCTCCGACGAGCTTCAGCCTGTCATGACCATCGACGGGCAGGAGACACCCCTCGGTATCTATCAGGCCGCGACCCCGAGCATCAAGGGCGCGGCTGGTCAGAAGCGCGTCGAGGTCGAGGCCTACGACCGCTGCTGGCGCGTCTACAGCAACCGCACCGAGACCATCCTGCACCTGGCCGCCGGTGCGTCCTATCTCACCGAGATCCGCAAGCTGCTCACCGCCTGCGGCGTCGCGCTCGTCATTGCGACGCCGTCGGACGCGACGCTGCAGACCGACCGCGAGGACTGGGATGTCGGCACGAGCTACCTGACCATCGTCAACGACCTGCTGGCCGAGATCAACTACAACAGCCTCTGGTTCGACGCATCCGGCGTCGCCCGTCTCGAGCCCTATCAGGAGCCGAGCGCGCAGAACATCGACTGGTCCTACGGCACGACGGACCTCTTTCTTCCGGACCGGCATCCGGGGCCGAACTTCTCAGATGAGGAAGACATCTTCGACGCGCCGAACGTCTTCATCTGCGTCTGCTCCAACCCGGATCTGGAGCAGCCCATGGCCGCAACGGCCGTTAACGACAATCCGCAGTCGCGAAAGTCCACATTCCGGCGGAACATGCGCATCGCCTCGCTCATCAAGGTCGACAACATCGCCTCGCAGGAGGAGCTGCAGGCCTACGCCGACCGCATGCGCAACGAGTCGCTCCTTTCCGCCCGGGCAATCACGTTTTACACGCTCAATGACCCCGGCCACGGCATCGGTGACGTCCTCGCGCTCACGCACGACGACATCGGCGGCATTTACCTCGAGACCGGCTGGCAGATGCAGCTGTCAGCCGGAAGTCTCATGACACACTCTGCAAAAAGGACGGTGATTGCATAATGGAAGGCGTCGACAGCCTGTACACCGAAGAACCAGAAGAGCAGCAGACCGAAGAACAGCAGCAGCCGTTCCAGCTGGCCGTCATTGCGACGGTCGAGGAAGACGGCCTGACCCTCACGCCTGACGGCGCGGAGGAGCCGACCGAGAAGCATTTTAAATGCAACACCGGCATCAACTTCGCCGCCGGACAGCGCGTGGCCGTCCTCGAACTGTCCGGCAGCAAGGTCGTCATGTTCCCGATCGGCAACCCCGGCGCGGACGCGCCGGCGAAGATCCCGCCCGGCGGAACGGCCGGGCAGGTGCTCAAAAAATCGTCCGACAACGACTACGCGCTCACCTGGGGCAGCATCACCGGCCTCCTGCCGACCGGAGGAACGAGCGGACAGATCCTCAAAAAGTCAGGCAACGCCGACTACGCCGTCGAATGGGGCGACATCAACGGTGCTCTGCCTTCCGGCGGAACGACGGGCCAGGTGCTCAAAAAATCCAGCGCCACCGACTACGCCGTCACCTGGGGCAGCCCCGACGGCATCCTGCCGACCGGCGGCACCGATGGTCAGGTCCTGCTCAAAAACGGCGCGAGCAACTACGCCGCCAAGTGGGGCAGCATCACCGGCGCGCTCCCGACCGGCGGAACATCCGGTCAGGTGCTGAAAAAATCCAGCGCCACCAACTACGCTTGCACGTGGGGCGACGTCGCCGGAACGCTTCCGAGCGGCGGAACCGACGGCCAGGTGCTCCTGAAAAACGGATCGACGGCCTACGCCGCGAAGTGGGGCACGGTATCCGCCGCAGAACTCAAGAGCGGATACAATTCGCTGGAGCTGAAAACAAAAACCCTGACGCCGTCCTCGAACGGCTTTGAGATAGGGACATCGAGCTATCCCGTGACAGTCAGGGGAGACGAAATCGTGCTGTATTACAGTTCATACCGCTACTGCACCCTTGCGTGCAACTCATCCGGGAAGCTGACCGTCAACGGCACAGCCATCAACTAAGGAGGGAATCATGAAATTATACGACATCGCGCTCGCGGCAAAGCCACTGCAGAAGCTCATCGAACAGGACCTGCCGCTCCGGCAGGCCTATCAGCTCGCCATGCTGGCGACCAGGCTCAACCCAACACTCGAATTCTACGGAAACCAGCTCATGAGCGGGCGGCCGCAGGCGGAGCTGAACGAGCTGGACGCCGACACGCTCCCCGAGCTGCCGCACATCACGCTTCCGCTCGACCTCGATATCCGGCTTTCCGCCGGGGATATCAAGTGCCTTGAGCCGTTTGTGACCTTCGAAGGAGCTGATAACGCATGATCACCATCCACTGCTCCCGCGCGTGTGCGCATCTGGCGTCGCCGCCGGAGCTTTTGACGGCGGGCATGGCCAAGGCCGTGACCGTTGAGTTCGTGTTTTCTGACGATTGGGACGGGCTGACGAAGACCGCCGTCTTCTCGAACGGCAAGACCACCGTCGACGTTCTGGCGGCGAACTGGGACGGGGATACCGTTCCCGTACCGCACGAAGTTCTCGCCGTCCCGGGCCGCCACGCCCGCGTGGGCGTCTATGGCGTGGACGAAAGCGGCGTCGTCCTGCCGACCGTCTGGGTGAGCCTCGGCAAGGTCCAGCCCGGCGCGGACCCATCCGGCGACGAGACCGCCGACCCGTCCCTGCCCGTCTGGGCGCAGCTGCAAAAACAGATCGGCGATCTGGACGACCTCAAGACCTACAACAAGGGTAACCTCGTCGACGCCATCAACGAGGCCCGCAGCTCCGGCGGCGGCTCTGGTGGCGGGGGCATCCAGTCGGCACAGATCGACGCGATCCTCGTGATGACAAAATCCGAATATGACGCGCTGGACAAAAAGGACGCGCGGACACTGTATCTGTTGGAGGGATAACATGCTGGCAGTTGGACTCAAACGCATTCTGGAGCTGTTCATCGGCTCCATGGGTATCAAATCCGCCCACCTGGGCACGAAAACCATCTACGAAAGACCGGGCGGATTTTTGTACATTGAACTCACAAGCGAAGAAAGGGGATAAATCCAGATGGCAAGTTTTTTCAATCTGACACTTGATACGCTGGCACCTGCCGGCCTATCGCTGATCCTGAACGACGGTGCACAGTACGCGACCAGCGCGACCGTCACGGCGAAGATCTCTGTCTCCGACGAGACAACGACGGGCTACCAGATGAAGATCTGGGGCACGAAGACGGCGGAGACCGAGGCGGAAGCGTCGTGGGAGACATTCACCGCGAAAAAATCCATCACGCTGCCCGACGGCGACGGCCTCAAGACGATCTATGTCAAGATGCGCGACGACGTCGGCAACGAAACGGCCGCAGTCAGCGACACGATCACGCTCAACACGTCGATTCCTGCCGTGACCATCACCGGCCCCGACAAGAGCAGGATCTCGAAGGTCACGGGCTACGATGCAGCGGCGTTCTCCTTCGTCTGCGACGTGGACTTTGAGGAATACACCATTCGCGTCGTCCCGGCGACGAGCAGCCTGCACACGGCGGGCACGCAGATCCCGACGACGGGCGGCTCCACCAACGTCAGCGGCACGGAGGGAGGCTACAAGAAGAACACCGCCATCAACGTCACTGTCAAGGGCGCGGACCTCGAGGCAGCGTCTTCCGGCGACGGCACGAAGATCGTCAAGGTCTTCGTCAAGAACGCCGCTGGGACCTGGAGTGCCGCCTGATGGCCGCGCCGCAGCTGACATTCTCCATCACGGGCAACAAGATCTCGGCGGTCTCGGGGTTCGACTCGATCACCGTTTCCTTCTCGTCGGACATCGCCTACACGGCCTTCGAGTGCCGCGCGACGAAGTCCGGCAAGGATTGGGGCCGCGGGAAGGGCGCTTTGATCGCGTCCTTCTCCCAGACCCCGGCGGGCACGCAGCGCACCTTTGAGGTTTACGACGATTTTCTGCTTTCCGGTGATGGGGAATACCGCATTTCGTTGTTCGCGCAGGGCGCGGACGGCAGCTGGAACGACAACTACGGCTTTATCCCGCTGGGAGAGTCGCAGGCGCTGAAGACCGCGGACGGCGAGGATTTTCTGTGTATGAAGGAGTGATCGTATGGCTTACAACAGCCAGTTTACCGGCGCGCGGATCGACGAGGCTATCGCCGACGTGCGCAGCAACAAAGACGCGTGGAACGGAAAGCAAGATGTGATCCTCGCCTCCGGCGCGGCCGTCGGGGATCTGATCAAGGTCAAGGCGGTGGACGCCAGAGGGAAGCCGACGGCGTGGGAGGTGGCCGCGGCTGGCACGGATTATCTAACGGAAGCGCCCGTGACGAGCGTGAACGGGAAAACAGGAGCTGTCAAGGTTCGCGAAGTGCCGTCTGTCACCGCCGCTGATAATGGAAAATTTCTGCGGGTGGCCAACGGTGCGTGGGCGGCTGTAGAGATCGCAAACGCGAATGGAGGGAGCTTCTGATGGCGGAATATTTGACAAACACAACCGACCTGACAAAGGTTGCATCAGCTATCCGGGAGAAGGGCGGCACATCTGACCCACTGGTCTACCCGGACGGATTTGTGACAGCCATTCAGGCCATTCAGACTGGTACAGAACTGCAAATCATTGTAACTGTGACATCTGGTGCAACTGTTACCGCGACAAAAGGAAGCCTGTCTGAGAGTGGCACATCGGTCAATGGAACGTGCACGCTTATCGTTCCGGAGATCGGCACATGGAGCGTATCCGCGACGCTGGACGGGAAAACATCTGACACAAAAGCCGTAACTATCACGGACAGTTACGCGGTGTCGCTTAATTTTGTATATCCGACACTGAATAAAAATACTTGGGAAACAATAAAAGATATATCCGACGCGGGACAGGGCGCGAACTATTGGAGCGTCGGTGACCGAAAGGCTGTAACGCTAAACGGCACGGTTGGACATCTTACACTATCTAATTACACAACATATGCGTTCATTATTGGATTTAACCATAACGCGAGCCTAGAAGGGGAAAACCGTATCCATTTCCAACTTGCAAAGACCGCGCTCTCCGGCGGTACGGACGTGTGTTTCTGCGATAGTTACTATACCTCGCCCGTTTCGACAACCGGCTATTTCTCTATGAACAGTAGTGCAACGAACTCCGGCGGATGGGCGAGCTCGCAAATGCGTACAAATATTTGCGGGACAAGCCTCTCGAGCTATTCCGGAACGATTATCGCAGTCATTCCGGCGGCGCTCCGTGCAGTCCTAAAGTCCGTTACCAAGTACACGGACAATACGGGAAATAATAGCACATCCGCGAGTGCGGTCACGGCGACAAAGGATTACTTTTTCCTCCTCTCGGAGTTTGAGGTTTTCGGGAGCATTTCGAGAGCAAACTCGAACGAGGCGAGTAAGCAAGCGCAGTACGCCTATTATTCCGCTGGAAACAGCAAGGTAAAGTACAAGCACAACGGAACGAGCACCGCCGCTCGTTGGTGGCTCCGTTCTCCGCTTGCGAGCAGCTCCGACGGTTTCGAGAATGTGAACACCAACGGGACAGTCGAAGACCGCACCGCGCGCGCTTCCTTCGGCTTCCCACCCGGCTTTTGCGTATGAGGGAAAAGCGCATGGAGTATATCGTGTATAAGCGTTTCCACGGAGCAGGAATAGATGGAGAATTTAATCTCCGGTACGGAACTGCGGTATCGGAGATCGAAGGGTTCCTGCTTGCAGAGGACGGCAGGCGGATATGCGCTGCGACATCCGAAAACGGGTGGGAGCATTTCAGGCAGAATACACCAGAGGGCGCGATGCGGCAAGAAATGCTTGAACACCTCTACCGCTGGTATGCAAAGCACGGCTGCGGTGAAGATTTTGCGGATGACAAATGGCCGGGGCAGGAAAACGGGTACTGGAAAAACCGGCTGCGTACCGCAAGCACAGAGCGATTAGAGAAAATTTATCAAGAGAAATTTGGAGGGATACCATGTATGCAGTAAAACAAGACGGCGCATTTGCAGGTTATGCGGACAGTATTGTGCCCATCCGACTGCACGGCAACGGTTGTTATGTCCCGTGCAAGGAAGATCAGGCAGAAGGATTTTGCGCGAAGATGGCTGTGACTATTACGGATGAAGAAGGAACTGAACATCAGGTGCTTTCTGACAGGGCGTTTCATCTCCCCGGTTACACGTTGAAAGGTACGGAGCCGGAGGGCAGCTATGAGGAAATGGGTGCGGCGCTACCACTCACAGATGCAGAAACAGCAGCGAAAATTTTACTTGGGGAGACAGATTGATGAGGTACATAGAAAGAGCCAGAGCATTGCGTCCGTATATTGAAAAAGCGTCGATCAGCTTACCTGATGAGGATGCGCTGCAAGCAGTAGAGCTATTCCCACAGTGGGTAGTAGGACATGCTTATGCAGTAGATGAACGACTGCAATATCATGGCGTATTATATCGCGTGGTTCAGGCGCATACTGCACAAGCGGATTGGACACCTGATATTACACCGGCACTGTTTGTGATCGTTTCACTAGATGAATGGCCGGAATTCGTGCAGCCTACTGGTGCGCATAATGCCTACAAAAAGGGCGACAAGGTGACATTCAATGGAAAGCATTACATTAGCTTGATTGACGCGAATGTATATTCACCAGTGGCATATCCGGCTGGTTGGCAGGAACAGGCGTAAATTTGAGAATATGGGAGGAAACATAAGGGAGAACACCATGGACACCAAGACCATCATCGTCACCCTCGTCACCGACCGGACGCAGGCGGATGTGGAGCGAGTGCGGGAGCTGGCGGCGAAGGGGTTCGCGGCCATGACCGCAGCCGAGCGGGCGGAATGGCTGACCGGGATGAAGGGCGCATACAACGCTTCCGATCTGAACCGCGTGGGAACCGCCCTGAACTATCTGGCGGGCCGCCTTGGGCCAATCTGCGGGAAGATCATAACATGGACGGCGAAAACCGATTGGGCCGTCACGGACATTGCAACGGCCTCACAGGCTGAGACATACCGGCAGCAGATACAGGATATCCGCGATGCGCTTGCGTATCCCGCCGGGACGCCGGACGCGCCGCAGATGAAACGCCTTACTTACACCGGCGCGAACGACATCGAGCGCATTCTGACGATCTGCGAAGAATTGATCGTCAACGTTGCAAAATCTTTTCGCCACACCGGCGCGGCGGAGTGCGCCGCAGGAGGATTACTCACATGAAAGATAGGCAGCCAACACAGGTTTTAGCCAACGGCGCGATCCGCTACGGCGTCTATAACGCCGACGGCACGCTCAACCACTACGAATACCTCAAGCGCGAGGACGCGCCTACCGTCGAGGGTACGCCACTCAACAAGGCAAATCTGCTATCCGATGCAACCGCCGCGAAGATCTGGCCCGGCTCGAAGAAGCCGGACGACCCGACCGTGAACGACGCGCTCGGCAAGCTTTCGGAGGGTACGGCCAAAGTCGGCGACATCACTATCACCGCCCGCACCGACCTCTCCGACGCATGGATCCCGTGCGACGGGCGCACTGTATCGCAGGAACAGTATCCAAGCCTTTGCGCCGTCCTGCGGACGCCGGACAGCCCGGCGATTTGGACGGAAAAGACCGTATCAACAAACGTCGGAGCGGGCGGCGACGCGCTTTCCTACGAAAACGGCCACTGGTTCCGCACGTACCGGGACGCGACATCCGCACACATTCTGGTGTCGGACGACGGCGAGACGTGGGTAGAATGGCCGATTCCGCAGAACTTCTGGACCGACTCGACAACACTTACTTCTCGAATTGTAGCAGCAAATGCTGTAAAGTACTACAATAATCAATATGTATGTAGCGTGTTAGTACTGTGCGCTACAACATCAGGCACAAAATACAGTTGGGGTGTTCTATTTGCAAGAGAGGTATTTAACGCATTTCAAATCGATTCCCCAGGGGTCTTCAACTGGTATGATTCAGATCGGGTAGAAGACTTTACAGGTACGCGTGCAGACATATATTGGGATGGCCGCTACTTCTTTATAGTAGATATAGAGGACGTTCCATACGCCTCAATCGCCTTATTTCGATATACAGATCAGCTTACAGCTAAAACCAGACCAGCAACTAGCTCGGAAACATCGTGGACTGCTGGATCGCAACTCCCTGGGCATTCTCTGCAGAAGATTCTCGTTCCGGCAGCAGGCGATGGCATTTTTGTCGTAACTATACGTCCTTCCGGCTCTAATGTCGAAAACTCATACGGGTGGCTTTCATACTTCCAAGGTGTTACAGCCTCACGACTTGACAAAAACCTGAACACACTTAAACCAACAGATTCTATTGAGTATGAAGCCTTTTTTGAGGTGAATAACGATGTATACCTATACTACACACTCGACAGGTCTGAATATTATCGCTGCAAGATAACGGTTGGAAGCACACTGGACGTATCGACGTCTAGGATAACTGAAGGCGATAGAATACAGTATGCGATAAGCTGCAGCGATCAGGTTGTAGGGGTGTACGATTCGACGGTTAAAGTAGCAGAAGATATAGAGCAAGGATGGGATTTTTCGGCCTCACTTCCTAAAGCCATTGGTAACTATCCTGTTGCAGCAGGCACCATCGTAAGACTGCCATACAAGTCTCAGGGCACGATTGTACAGGATGGTGTCCACGATTTTGCGTACGACAACAAGAAAATCCCTGTCATTACACCCGATAGTCGCAGCAAAGCCTATATCAAGGCACTGGAGGAGTAACTATGCAGGACAGACAGGGCACAAACGATCTTGCGAACGGCGCTGTCCGGTACGGGGTATATGGCGCGGCTGGAAGTCTGCTGCGCTACGAATGGATCCGTCCGGAGGACGAGCCGCTGGAAGCTGGAACGCCGCTCACGGCCGGGAACCTGCTGACGGCACAGAGCGCTGCAAAGATCTGGCGAGCGGGCGACGCACCGGCGAACCCGATGGTAAACGAGGCATTCGGGAAGCTGTCGGAGCCGAATTATCACGTCGGTGACACCCTCACGACCGTCCGCGTCCTCTCCGCCCCGTGGCATGCCTGCGATGGCGCTACCTTCGATCAGACTGCATACCCGGCCCTCTACGCAGCCCTCGGCGGCACGACGCTGCCGACGATCAGCTATTCCAGCGATACCACCACCTACATCAAAATGGCGGACGATTAGCCCGGCAAATAAAAGAGAAAGGTACAGAAAAATGGACACCAAAACCATCATCGTCACCCTCGCCTGCGCCGCGCTTGGCTCATCCGCGCTGACGGCGGTAGTCAATGCCATCGTCAGCGCGATACAGAAAAAGCGCGGCAAGGCCACATCGCAGGATACGCACCTCGCCGAGATCGACAAAAAGCTCGGGAAAATGCAGGAGCATCAGGACGAGCAGTATCTGGCAATCCTCCGCCTCACGATCATGAGCGAGGAAATGCCAATGGCAGAGCGCTTGATCGCCGGAGAGAAGTATAAAAAAATGGGCGGGAACGGCGATGTGAAAAAATTCCTGCACCAGCTGGAGGCGCAGTGCGGGCATAGCAGTGTGCAATAAATTGGGAGGCAGATATGCGGGTAAAAGGCAAGTGGAGCAAGGGGGAAATGGCGCGAACCATTGTTGTGTACTTGCTCCAGCTCATCACGACGGTAATTGTCTGGGCCTGCGCTCTGAAAACCGTCGCCGTCCTAATTGCAGTCATCCGCAGCCCGGAGCTCGGCGCGTCGGTCGACCTGTCCGACGTGCTCGGCTTTACCGGCTGGGCAACCATCACAGAGCTTGGCCTGCTTGCCTTCAAGCGGGTTTTTGCAAAAAAGAATGATCCGGTAGAATAACGAAAGGGGTACACAATATGTATAAGCGAGTGAATTTTGAACCGATGGATAAACACCTGTCGGAAAGCATTCGGGGGAAGCTTGAAGAAGCGGAAGCGCTCATCATGCAGCTCCCGGCGGGAAGGAATAGAAGTATCGCCCTGACAAAGTTGGAGGATACAATGCTTCGTGCGAACCTCGCAATCTCTGACGCAGTTGCGACGAGAAGCGAAAGCGAAACAAAGGACTGAAAGGAGCATACATATGGAAAACATCAAGAAGCGGCTCGGCAATCTGCTGAGCGTCAAATCTATCGTCACACTGGTGCTGACGGCGGTATTTGCGTACATGGCAGTCGCCGGGAAGATCTCGCAGGACTTTATGATGGTATATACCGTCGTGATCGCGTTTTACTTTGGCACACAGAGCCAGAAAGCGCAGGACGCGATCGACAACGCCACAAAGGAGGATGCGCAGAAATGAGCATCAAGATCGGGCAGGCCAGTCTCGGCGAGACGGGCGGCCGCAACCAGCAGCCCGGCAATCAGACCGGGCGGGAGCTGAATATCTCCAACTGGTACAATGGCCGCTGGCTCGGCGTCCTGCGCTACAAAAGCCGCAAAAAGGCTGCGCGGGCCGCGCAGACGTGCGAGGCGGCCAT